CTCGGCCACCGACTTGCCGAGGCTCTTGCATTTCGGCAGCTCCGGCAGTACTGCGTTATAGGCCTCGACGATGGCACCGTGCAGGGCCTTCTCGCGCGCCGCCGGTGTTTTCGGTTCCTGCTCCGCGCCTTCCGGCATCTTGGAGGGGTCGCCCTTTCCGTCCCCCGTTTGGGGGGTAGGGGGGGTATTTGGGGCTGTTGAATCTTGGGGCTGTTCAAGTTCATCTATAGGCCCCGACTGCTGGTCACCGGCCCCCCGACTGTCAGTCGTACCCCCCGGTGACTGACAGTCACCGGGGGTGTAGGCGTCGACCCCGTAAATCTCGTAAATATTGGCGATCTGGCCGTCGATATCTGTGATCTGAGGGATACGCACAAGCAGCCCGCGCGCTTCGAGGTTCGAGAGCGCACGTTGAACCTGTCGTTCCGAACAACTGGCCTCAGCGGCAAGCAGGCTCACGCGCGGCCACGCGTTGCCGGCGCGATTCGCGTGTCCGCACAATATCGCGTAGACCAACTTGTCGTAAGTTCCTAGCTCGTCTTTCGATATCTCGAACACCGCCATCTCGACGCGGGCTTCCCAGTTCTTTCGCTTGTCGATGAGCTTCGAGGTCTTTTCCATAGTGTTAAAACGGCGTGTCCGCAAAGCCGGGATGGTCGTCGCCCGGATAGCCCAACTCGCTGCCGTAGTCGGTTTGAGGTTGATAGTCGTTACGGCCATTCTGACCACTCTGTCCGGAGGATCGCCTTGTGCCGCCGGCGAAGGTTACATGCTGGACGAACACCTCAGTCACGTAAACGGATTTGTCGTCTTTGTCTTTGTAGGATCTCGTCTGCAACTCGCCTTCGATGTGGATGGGATCGCCCTTCGCGAAATATTGCTCGATAAACTCCGTCGTCCGGTTCCAGGCGACGCAGTTGGGGAACGACGGTCGGTCTTGCATTTCTCCGTTGCCGTCGCGATACTTCTTATTGATTCCCACAGAAAAGGAGAGCACGCAGTTTTTTCCCTGGAGACGCTTGATCTCTGGGTCGCGGGTGAGGTGCCCCATTATGATGACTTTGTTATAGCTGCTCATGTAGTCTCGTCCTTTCCTCGCTATTCATCCGCGTCCGACGCGATTGCGGCAATAGTCGCCCCCAGGTCCGAGAAATCGTTATCGAGCCCTGCGAGATTGCACCAAAAGCGGTCCGAGCTCTTGCCCGCGACGAACACCGAGGCTGTTTGAATTTGCCCCGTTGAGAGCGTGACAACATCGACATCGACACCGCCGACTGCGTCACGCAAAAAGTGCACGTTGAGTGCGCACAGGACCTCCGGGCCGGTCAGTGAGCTGGATATATGTTCGACTGCGGTGCCTACATCGGGTGACTTGCCCAGCAAGACTAGACTCTCGTCGGGCCTTTGATGGATGTAGATGACACGGTTGGAGCCGCCCACTACGACGTTGACGCGCTCGATGGCGGACAGCAGCTCACGCTTGTCGACCTCGATCGTACTTACGATGGTATCGCTCAAAACACGCTCGTAGGGCGGAAAACTGCCGTCGTTTTTTCGTGCCGCGAACTCGCAGTCGCCGATCGCGAAGTAGGCCTGCGAATCGTCGTGCAGGATGCGCACTTCTGCATCGTCCGACTGCGATCCCAGCAGCCTTTGCAGTTCGAGGATGCCCTGGATCGGCAGCAGGATCGAGCCCGTTTCTCCGACTGCGTCCGTCTCGACGCGGCTGATCGCCACGCGGCGTTTGTCGGTGGAGATGACACAGAGATCCGCCTCCGTGAGTTGCAGCAGTGCGGAGGAGAGATAGGTCGGGTGTTCGGCCTTGGTGGAGGCACACTGCTTGCCGCGCTCCAGCGCGACGGCCAGTTCACCGGCGCGGACGGAGCAGAAAAGCGCCGCGTCCGCCGACGAAGGAAGCTTGGGGAATTCGCTCGCGGCGTAGACGGCGAAGCGGTAGCGGCTCTTGCCCGCAGTCATCGACGCGCGCCCGTCCTTGATATCAATCGTGAAGCCGTCGCCCGGGGCCTTGGTAAATAACTCCGACACACCCTTGAGCGGCAGAGTGGCGCTCCCTGGCTCGATCACCTCGACCCCCTGTGCCCGGCAGACGACCGACGTGCGGATGCTGGTCGCCTGCAACTCGACGCGGTCGTAATCGGCGACGATCAGCACGGAGGAGAAGATATTCCCCGCAGCCGCCCCTGCCGACCGAACCGCCACCCCCCACGACTTCAAAAACTCGCTTTTATCGACTCTGATTTTCATCATCAGTCCTCATTTCTTATTCAACGATTGCCTGGATATGGCAACGTAATCCACTTGTCCGGTAGTGGTTGATAAAATGCCTCTTTGTCGTACTCCATTGAAATATCCCTGATAAACCATGAAAATCGGGACGTTTGGGACTCTCTCACGCACAACATAACGCGAATTTGCTTAAGATTTGTTTGTGTGGATTGGTGAAATAAAAAGCGCGACGAATATGCCGTTGCGAAGGCTTTGAGGCCACGAATACTGACGGAACAAAACTGTGTTTCGTCAATCAAAACTGGCCGCTGCGGTGCGGTTTTGTAAATCGATATTTTTCCGTTAAGCATCACTTGCCACCGGCTTCTGAAACGCGGTAAGGCGTTACATCGAAAAAATACGACGCGATGTAATTATGGTGAAGCCAGGGGTTGATACTTCTTGCCTTATCAATCGTGTGGTCCACAACGCGCTTTTCATCGAGATCGCGCCCGTTCATCAGCATGCGAATGGCGACGGCAATGTGCGCGATCTCTTTTTCCAACTGCTCCCGGTTCGTAGGCCCGCCATTCGGGTGACAGCTTTCGAAACCGTGACGGATAATCTTCCCGACCACCTGAGACACTTCTCCCATTTCCTCCACGAGAAGAGCGAGGCGTTCCAATTGCTCTGCTGATAGGCTGTTACTTTGTTCTTGCATCACTCCGCACCTCCCGCCTGCGTCGCCAGCTCGAAAACATGCACAACAACGCTCCCTCTGTAAAGCTGAGCCGTCCCGATGTACGTAGCCCCTTTTGGCACAGTAAGCCCGGTAGCGGCAAGATAAAATTGCCTCAGAGTAACGGGAGCCTCTGGATCGACCAGCGCCCAAATGCAAACGATGTCTCTTTGTGCGTCAACCTTGAGAATGCGGCCAGGATGCATTTGAATCGGGCAGTTGCCGAACATGCCAACCTTGTCGAACATCTCATACTTATAAACTTTCATCACTCCGCACCTCCCGCCTGTTCTCGCTCGGCGTTCAGATCAACGCCACAATACGGACAAATACTGTCTTTCAGATCTATGCGATATTGCGAGTGCGGCTTCTCTCGGCTGTGAATATGCCAGTGCCTTTTTTGTTTCTCGATGAAGAGATGACCGGGCATTGGCGTGCATTCGTGAGAACCTCTTGTTGGGATATCAGGCACGCTCCGCACTTCCCACCTGTTCGCACTCGGCGACGATATCATCGAACACAACCGGTATCCGCTTCTTGAGGTCCAGCAACAAGGGCACGGCAAGTTCTCTCATCTGCGGATGAGCGGCTTTGGAGGTGCGGAGACGTAGAAAGTGACGCCACTCGCGAAGGTTGGCGGTCATGACGATCTCGGTCTTGAGGCTATTGGGCAGGACGGAGCGAGCTTCCTGGGGAGAGGCCCCATGTTCGATCATCCAGAGATATATCTTCTCGCATTGCGCACAATGCGCCCCCCATGCAGGAGAAAATTCATGACCTCGCGGGAAGAATAATGGCCGGATAAATGTCACTTCACCGGCTTTGCCGTAGTTGCAATACCGTGTACTCTCCTGCGCGAAGCTGGCCAGCCGGTGGCGGACTATCTCGTGCGAGACACCGCGATCGCAGATGAATTTAACGGAGAAGGAATAGTGCTCGATCATCGCCTCGTGCCCGCGTTTGATGAGCATCCTCGCGAAATCGACGCAGCTCGTATCGGTGATGCGGTCCTCGCTCTTGTAGCAAACGCGGCCGATCCGCTCGATGTGCGCGAGTATGGCCATGCCGTAGAGTTCACCGAGGATCTCGTAGCTGGGGTTAATTACTCTCATCTGCAAAGCCTCCTTCTGCGCCTGCGTATTGCCCGATCAGGTGGTTGAGGTACCACCTTGCCTTCTCCAGATCGTCGACGGGTTTTCCCTTGTACGGGTGCCGCAGGATGTATTTCAGGGCGTTCCCGAGGGCGAAAAACATCGACGGAGATAGCTTTGAGGCCATGCCGTCGAGGATCTCGTCAATGATCTCGATAACTTCGCGGCTGCCTTGGTTGTAATGCTGGGGATGGTCAACGTTGTCATTCATGGCATCACACATATATCCCTTTCGTCGCCCACATTCTCACCATTGGCGCGGCGCTCGCATCCGTGACGGTCTCCCGTGAAGGCTGTGGTCAGGTATTGGCAGGTGCGCCGATGCGACCGTTCGTAGCCCTCGCAACGCTCCTGCTCCGAGTCGTGCGCCCAGAACGGGCAGTATTCGTCAGGGGGTTCATTGGCTATTTCCTCGCGCAGATCCTCGATGCTGATTTTTGGTTTGTCGCAAAGGTCCAGGTTGACACTCATCTCATACCCTCCCTAAATCGCCTTGTCCTCGATCCCGTCGAAAAGCGTCGGGCCGGATTGGCCTACTTCGGCCTGCTGCAAGTAGCGCACGCCGTCCCTCCATGACTGCTCGTTCAGCTCGACGCCGAGGCCGCGACGGTTTTGCAGGATCGCGCGGTTGGGCACGGTCATCAGCCCGCCGAAGGGGTCGTAGACCAGGTCGCCATCGTTGCTGTAGCGCCGGACCAGACGGTCCACGATGTCGAACTGGAGCGGGCAGATGTGCAACTGCAAGCCGCGCTGACTCTGACTGGTGTTGAGCGTCAGCATGCGAGTGACGTCAGTCCAGACGAAAGGATCGTCCGAGGCCGGGTCCAGCGCCATGTGCGTCTTCGGCAGCGCGTCCCTCTTCGCGAGCATCTCGCCCATGTGCACATGCTCCTCGTAGTGATAGGTATGCTCCGTGTTGTAGGCCGCGTAGAGCGCCTTGACCTGCGAAGGGGCGGCGCCGGTGACGTCGTCCATCGTCAGGTGGCGGCCGTCCGAGCGCCAGAAGGCATGGGCGTCTACCTGCCAGCGCGCCAGCGTGTACTCGGATTTGTCCTTGACCACCGGCGTGTCGGCATAGCTCCGCGTGCGGTCGCTCTGCGGCTTACGAAAGAGCAAAATATACTCGGGGCTGCCGACGCCCATCTTGGTGCCGTCCTTGCACTGCTCCGTCCAGCCGAGGCGTTTGGTGTGCTGATTCTCGCGCACGACGTCGGTGACGACGGTGATCATGCCCAGGTAGTCCCAGCCGTGGCGGCGGAAGTGGAAGATGCCCTCCGCGTGAAAGGGACTCACCGTCGGTACCCCGGCGCCGGTGACGCCGCCGAAGAGGATGCGGTCCTTGACGTGGATGCAGGCCAACCGCCCGGGCGCGGTGACGCGCAGCAGCTCCGGCGTCAAAAAGTCCATCTGCCGCCAGAAGTGCGCGTTATCGTCCGTGTGGCCGAAGTCGTTGTAGCTCGGCGTGTACTCGTAGTGGTTTGAAAAGGGGATGGAGGTCACGATCAGGTCGACCGAATTCTCGGCCATGCCTGCCGTCTCCTCGACGCAGTCGTTGTTGACCGCCGTCCACATGCGCCCGGATTCGACCTTGCGCTCCACGCCGAGGGAGCGCCAGAGCGGGTCGGTCGACAGCTTATTAAGGCCGTGCTCGGCGACGATCTCGCTCACCTTCTCCAGCAGGCGCTTATGCTCCTCCCACTTGCGCTGGAGCGTGGCCAGGATCTCGCGCTCGGCCTCCGTGTAGATCACGTGGATCTCGCAGGCCTCCGTCTGGAGAAAACGGTGAATGCGGTGGATGCTTTGAATGAAATCGTTGAACTTGTAGTCGATGCCGACGAAGATCGCCTTGTGGCAGTGGCGCTGAAAGTTGCAGCCGGATCCGGAGATGGAGGGCTTCGTGGAGAGGTATTTGCTGCGCCCCTCCGAGAAGTCGACGATCCGCTGCTCGCGCACGTCGAGGTCCAGCGAGCCGTAGACGCTCACCGCCTCCGGGATGGCCTTCTGAATGGCATGGCGCTCGGCCTCCAGGTCGTGCCAGAGGATGTAGTGGCCATCGGGATCCTGTGCCACGATGTCGGCCATCTTCGCGACACGGGCGTCGATGCTCAGGCGCTTCTCCCGCGCGGCGTCCCCCAGGCTCATGGAGGCGTCGCCGAAGAGGGCGACCTGGCCGCTCTTATCCACACGGAGGACATCGCTGGAGGATACCTCGTGATAAAAGACCTTGAGCGGCGGCATTTCGTAACCCTCGTCGGAGTAGCCGAGCTCGGACGGACGCTGTAAGAAGATGGCCCAGCTATGCACCCAGAGCCAGAACTCCTGCGCCTTGTGCGAGTAGAGCGTCAGGTTGCCCGCCTGCGAGCTGTCGCGCTGGAAGAAGCGCGTCAGGGCCTGCCCGGTGTCCATGATGCCGAGGAAGCCGGCGTAGTGGATCAGCTCCTTGTAGCGGTTGGGGCTGGGCGTCGCCGTGGCGACGAACTTGTAG